GCTACAGCGTCTTCAACTAAGGCAGACCTCGCGTCTCCCACTTTCACAGGTGCCGTTACGGTCCCTGATTTAACTATTTCGGGTAGCGTCACAGGAACGCTTGACGGAGGCACTTACTAATGGATTATGATGCGTTACTTGAGGCCTTAATGGGCGCTGGCGGTGCTATCGGCGGCGGTCTATTGACACAAGATGCCTACCAAACACTAGGTGACATTGGCACCACAGCTCAAGAGCAGATGACTGCTCTGGGGCAAGAACAACTAGAGCAAACAGCGTTCCGTCCTTACAGCGTAACTACAGCTACTGGTGCTGGTTTCGGTGTAGATGAGGCTGGTAGCATTAACCAACAGTTGTCAGAGCAGGAGATGGCGCAATACAACCAGCTCATGGGCGCGGCGTCTGGCCTCTTTGGTCAAGCGGCGGCCCCAAGCGCTCAGGTGGAACAGCAAGTATTCGACCGCATGATGGCCTTGCAGAGCCCAGCGGCAGAGAGAGAGCGAGCGGCTCTTGAGAATCGCTTACGTGCACAGGGGCGTCTTGGCACGTCTTCTAGCCTCTACGGCGGCACTAGCCCCGATATGCTTGGTTTCCAGACAGCGCAAGCTGAAGCGCGTAACGCGGCGGCCCTACAGGCTATGCAACAGGCGCGTGCAGATCAACTTCAGGCGGCTAACCTCGGTACAGCAATGCAGGGCGCGGCGTACTTGCCACAAGCGCAAGCATTGGCGGCCTTCCAGCCTTCACTAACAACCAGCGGACTTGCTCAGCAGGGTCAGCTTCAAGGCGCTAACCTCTACGGTGAAAGCGTTGCAAGCGGTCTTGGTACAGCTCTTGGTGCCGCTCAAGGACAAGCTAACCTCATAGGCAACCTTGGCGCTTCTATGCTAGGCGGCTCTATGGCTACAGCCTCAGGTGAAGATGGCTGGGTTAGCGCCATTGGCGACGTCCTCGGATCAATCTTCGACTAAGGAGCAATCATGCCACGTTTAGACGCATCGTTAACACAGGGCCTGATGAACCCCACATACTCAGACAGATTGGCTCAAGCAGGTGGAATGCTCGGCGGTATGGGCGGTCAGATGAGACAGACTCGACAGGATAAAGAGAAGGCGCAGAAGATGGCGGGTATGACCACTGAAGGTTTGCTATCGGCTCAGCGTGAAGCGGCGGCGACACCAGCAGAAGCTATCGCGGCTGGTTTGGCTCAAGAGAAATTTGGTCGTGAGACAGAGGACCGTCAATTTACAGTAGGAGAGAGAACCCGCGAAGGTAGGGAACGTGCCGGTAGGGTTAGTCTCAGCGGTAAGGGGAAGCGGTATGACATCTTAGTACGTGAAGGGAAGACGGAAGAAGCTCAGAAGCTCTTTGACGAGATGGAAAAAATCGCAATAGAAGCTGGTGTTCCGGTAGGTGAGTTTGTCTCTGAGCTTCCTGAGAAGAAAGACGACCCTAGCCGCTACCTCAACATCGGCGGCGGTAAGGTGTTCGACACTAAGACTGCTACTATGATAGGAGGCGGGGAAGGTCCAGAAGGGCTCGACGCTAATGACCTCGCACAGCGTATCTACCAAAACAAAGAGGCGTACACTGAGGAGTCGTGGGAGGCTTATTCTAAGGCCCTCGCTACAGACGGTGTGTTTAAGGCGGCTAAGGAGCTAGAGGGTGTGGACGTATCTCGTGAAGCTGAGGCGATAAGCGCGGCGGTAGTCGCTGACTCTAGCCGAAACATTCGCGTTATTGACGACTTGTTGGATACGGACGTTAATGAATATATTCAGGCGGGCTTTTGGTGGATTCCAGCAAGTGAAGCCAAGTCTATCGACAACGCTGTAGACACTCTCAAGGCTAACGTAGCGTTCGACCGCCTACAAAAGATGCGTGACAACTCTAAGACAGGTGGCGCTCTAGGACAGGTCAGTGAGAAGGAATTGCGGCTGTTGGAAGCTAACCTTGCGTCACTTGATCCCACATCGGCTGACTTCAAAAAGAACCTACGAACTATCCGACGTACATACGAGCGTATCGTAGACATTGAGACTGGCCCGCAGGGCTTCGATGAGGAGGGCAGGTCTAAGGGGTCCCCTAACTTCTTTAAAGCAGATAACGGCGTAGTCTTTTGGGCAGACCCAGAGACAGACATCGTTTACGACTACGCGACAGGCGCTCCAATTTAAGGAACTGTAATGAATAGAGAAGAGATACTAGCACAGATCCGCAAGCAACGCTCAGAAGCAGGGGTTACAGGTGCATCAGGGCCTGTCACTGCTGACACTGTACGTGCGCGGGTGAAGCAACAGCGAGAAGCCGCTGGGGTCGCTACCGTTCCTTCTGACTCTCCCGCCCCTGCACAGCCAAAAGCTCCTGAAGAGTCTTCTGCACTGAGCCAAGGACTTAAAAAAGGTGTTATAGGCGCTATGGGTCCCTTAGGCAACGTGGCGAATCTTCTAGGGCTAACGGATGAAGCATTCGGGGGCTTAGAGGCAGGCGCTTCTATAGCTGGAGGGGCCGCTGTAGGTATTCCTGCCAGCATAGCAGGCTATAGGGATGTGTACGAGCAATACTCTCAACAGGCAGAGGGCACAGCAACGGGAGGCGCTGAGGCCGCTGGAGATGTCTACAGAGGCTCTGACTTTATCCAAGGGCTCGAATCTATGGTGTATCAGCCCAAGACAGCAGAAGGTCGGCAGGCCTTAGAGGGCTTCACAGATGTTCTTTCTCCTGTAGGCGAGGCCTTTACAGAAGTTAGTGAGTTTCTCGGGGACACGGCATACGACGTTCTAGGAAGCCCTACAATAGCTACGGCTTTTTACGCGGCTCCTGATGTAGCGCTAGAGCTTACGGGCTTAGGTACAGCAGGCAGGACAGTACGTGCGTCCAAGCTAGCCAGACAGTCTAAAGAAGTTAAGGCCGCTACAGAGCTACTAGAGAATCCAGAGATTCGTGTAGCCGATCCTGTAGGCGCACAGTGGAAGCTGGACAAAGATGGTGTAGCTGTTCCTAATGAGATGGGACGCGAGTTGGTTAAATCTAAGATAGTCAGCGGATCAGACGCGGCGCTTATCACCAACAGCAACAAGGTAACTAGGAAGCAAATGACCGCTATGACGGAGGCGTTCAACCGGCGTGCAGAAGGGAACCCGCAAGGTCTATCCCCTAACCAAATCATCGGCGCTAACAGCGCTAAAGCCCTTTCAGAAGCTAACAAGGCACGTAAGGCTGTAGGCGCTGAGATGGATGTTTTAATCAAAGGCCCTGTAGGTCAGACTCCGGTAAACGTCCGTTCAGTGATAGATGGGTTTTATGCTCAGCTTTCAGAGCTAGGCGTCAAACCTGAGGTAAACATAAACACAGGAAAGGCAGAGCTGAATTTCGACAAAAGTGAGCTAAGACTTAAGGGCTATGCAGGTGCGCGTAATCTTATGTCAGACGCTTTCGAGATTGCTACTACACGAGGGCAGACCACCCTAGCTGACGTACACAAGATGAAGAAGCAGTTGGACGACCTCCTAGATGCTAAGAAGCTAGAGCAGGGAGGCACACTAGGCAACATGGAGCGTAAGCTACTCACCCTGCGGTCAGGCCTGAACGATGCCGCTAAAGGCGTTAAAGGGTACGGGGAGCTTAACGCTAAGTATTCCGCTCTAGTAGACGGTCTGCGTCCTTTTGACTCTTACCGCCCAGCGGGCATGTCTTGGGACGATTCCGCTGTAGCTAACAACATCGGTGCGGCGCTAAAGTCTGCCTCCGCTGATACAGCTAAAGTGAACAACATGCTGGAAGGCCTCACCGGCCTTAACACAGCCATGAAGAACGCAGGCGCTAAGCCTTTCTCTGTAGACGTTGCCGGTCTGGCCCGCTACAGTGACTTTTTGAATAACAACTGGAGTCGTACTGTCGCCGAGTCACAGCCTAAAGGCGGCTTCCTCCGTGGCGCACGACAGAACATCCAAGGCGCGGCTTTGTCGGGCATGGTAGGTAACAAGTTTGGTGTAGCTAACAACATAAGCGGTCTCGTAGCTAGTGGCATGGATGCTAGGGTAGCATCTCAGGTAGCTAAGAAGGCTAAAGAAAATCAACGGCTCGTACTTAGGGCTCTTTCACAGTAAGATAGGCAAGCTAATGAACCAGCAGGACAGAGCATATATGGAAAAAATAGACGGAAGGCTGAGAGGGGTCGAAAAAGAGGTCGCTGTGAATACACAGACTCTAATAGACTTACGAGGTCTCCTACGCTGGGGAATTGGACTTATGGTGGCGATCTCTATATCCTTCGGAAGTTATGTTTTCAGTGAGCTAGGGGATATAGACGAACGTGTAGACAGGTTGGAGGCTGAAGGTGGGAATAGTTGAATTAATTGGCGGGGTATTTAAACCTGCCGCACAGCTAATAGATGATTTGCACACCAGCGACGAGGAGCGGTTAGAGCATAAAGAAAGGCTGTTAGAAGTGCAGGCGATTGCCATGCAGACCGTCTTTGAATATGAGGAGAAGGCGTTAGCGGCTCGGGCTGGAATCGTGAACTCTGAGGCTAAGTCGGAGCATTGGATCGTAGCCGCATGGCGGCCTATCGTTATGCTGGCTCTGACAGCTCTGGTGATTGTAGACAGCTTCGGATGGCTAGTGAATCCGCTAAGCGGAGAGGCGTGGCTATTGTTGCAGATCGGCCTTGGCGGGTACGTGGTCGGCAGATCAGGGGAGAAGATAGCGAAGACTATCAAGCAATAAGAGAGGGGCCTTAGTGGCCCCTTTTTGTTAAGTGTTGATTATCTGAGCGCATTCGAACTTGCTGAGTCCCTTAGCTTCTTTCTGCGCGTAATAAGCCGCTATTCTGCATCTATCTAGCGAGTCAAACTGATGAGCAGGAAACGTATAAAATACTCCAGCCTGAGGCCCCGTCAGGACCATTGCAACTAATACGAACTTAATCATCTAAACCTCCTTGTACTTATCTAAAGCGAACGCACCAGCGCCAGCAGGAGGTCGGTTGTCTACTACGTTACCACTTTCTATTGCGTCCACAAGGATAGCCATAGAGGCCATAGCGTGTGACAGGTGCGAATTACCGCTGTCGGGGTCGATGTCCTCGCCGTCCTGCCAAGCCATAAGGTGACGCAGTGTCGCACCTAGGTAAGTCTGAGTCTCTACCGTCAGCGTCCTCCAGTTGTAAGCTCCGTACTTTTTCGCCCCTTCTTTCAAGCCCATAGCGATAGACACCATAGCTGGAGCGGGTACAAGGTGGAGAGGTACTTTAGCGTCCCCGTAAGCCTGCTTAGGATTAACACCTTCAGGCTCCAGCTCTAGTTTCATCCCATTAAAATAATAATTATCGTCAATGAACTGTCCCATCAGTACCTCCTGTTGCAAACTCAGCCCCTAAGAATTTCTCAAGCATAGATAGCTTGGCTAACTCTAGAAGCATGATTATGTGTGCTGGATCTTCGTAGTTACTACCTACAGAGACGCCGTAATCGTCAAGCTGAAGTACAACAGCGTCAACCGACTCATGTCCCTCCTCCATAGCAGGCTTTGTGATCTGCTCCAAGAACTGCTCAAGGCAGTCCTGCGCTGTTGGCTTTTCTACTTCCTCCTTCCCAAACGTACCTTTAATTACACTCATGATAAAAACTCCTGAACCTCTTCAGCGTTGTCAATCAGGTGAGAGCGTAGAAGCTCCACTAGATCCTCGGTCTTGATGTTCGCTAACTCAACGATGTCAGCAGGCTCAACATCCTTTGCTAGCTGTTCCATTAAGTCGTCGATGGCTGGCATGATTACTCTCCTACACGTCGTATTTTAGAGCCAAGGTCCATAGGCACAGCGTGCGGTACGCCGTCGATTACTACGCCACAGCCAATTACAGGCTTCTTGGCGAAGTTCCTGCCGTAGGCGAAAGCCATGTGACGTTGGTTGACGCCACAGCCTACAGCCAGACCCCATACTAACTCTTGGTCGGTCGCTGTGTAGCTTACGCCAAAGTTGCTGTGATTGTGCCCCGTGACGGTACAACGCATACGCGTCTCTGCGTCCTTACGGAAGCCGTTAACGCCTCCAGCGGTCTCTCCGTGGTGGTAGAGAACGTCGTCGATGACCACGCTGTCTTGCACGTCCCAGCCATTAGGGAGGCCATAGATCTCCGCCAGCGGCTTCATAAAGATCGACGGCTCCATGCCTATCTTGCGTAGCTGGCGAGCTGGTATGCGGTCGTGGTTGCCTTGTATGAGGGTAGCCTTGGGGAAAGCCTTGTACCACTCAGACGCCCTCTCGTATGACGACTCAAACTCTCCTGTAACACCCTGTAGCATCGGCTCAGAATCGTGAAAGCTGAGTGCGTGGTGGTCGATGAAGTCACCAATGTGGATCACACGATGACAGCGGTACTGCTTCTTTACTGACTTACAAAACTCAAGATAACCCTCCAGCTCGTATGGCAAGTGAGTATCTCCAATGATGAGAACGCGTGACATTATCGAGTCTCCTTGCGCGCTAGGCGCTCTTCGTTGGTCTTTAGCTGGTGGCAGTCCTTACACATTATCGTTAGTCCGTCTGCCTCGCAAAACATATTAGCAACAAAACGCGGGAGGTCCTCGTAGCTCTTAAGAGAGCCGCAGGGCACTGTGTGTTCGACTTGTACGTCTCTATCTTTGAATAAGCCGCCACACGAGGAGCATTTGTACCGCACTCCCTCTTCGGTTATCTGTTTTGCTTGTCCTTTAGCTTGGTGTTTAACGGGGTATTTCATGAAGGCGGAGCGCAGGGCTGACCGTATGAACGACCAGTACCGCGCCTCGGTCCATGTGTTCCCAGCCCTAGTTCTCGCTACTCGTTGGGGCATCCCATAGCTCTCCTTCTTCTCGTCTAATCCATAAGCATCTGCCTATGTTCTTTAGCCACCCATCTACAACCGCCTCTCGCTGATCGGGACACATTCCAACCTTGTCGTACCCTGTGAGGTACTGATCCCGCACGTAGGTGAACATCTCTTCAGGTGTGTCTAGCTCGTCGAGCGGCTCCAGTATCTTCTTGGTAGCTTTGATACCGACCATGCGATAGAGTCCAGCAATGTTGTCCGTAGCGTCTCCTGTGAGCATCTGCTTGTAGAAGAACGTGTCGGCACTCTCAGGGCTTACCATATAAACCTCCTGTTTCTTCCAGTTGTAATGCCAGCCGGCGATTCCGTTCAGGTCCTTATCCAGCGTGGCTATGCCGTGTCCATGTTGTACGGCACCAATGCCTAGTAGGTCGTCCGCCTCTTCGTTAACCGATACGATAGCTTCCATCTTGTCTATCATGTACTCCTTGATGGCCTGAATGTGGCGAGGCTTCCGAGCGTCCTTACGATTACCTTTGTAAGGATACTCTGGAAGCCCGAAGTCGTTTCGGTAGTTGTCGGAGCCGGTCAGGTAGATTATACCCTTCTCAGCTCCACAACCATCGAGGATGCCCTGCACCATTACCTTTGTAGAATGTAAGGCGAACGCTACAGGGTCATCCTCAGAGGCGAACCCGACACTGTAGCAAATGATGTCTCCATCTATGCCCCAGACGTCAGGCCGTTTCATTAGAGTGCGTCTTCTAGGTCAGCACCGCTAGAGCCCGTCTCAGGCTCCACTAAGCGGTCGATAACCATGAACTGAACGCGAGGTGATACACCAGAGCGACCGCCCATTTTCCACTCGACAGGCTTAAGAGCCGCACGAACTATAGTGCCATACCCTACGCGCTCTGTCATACCTTCGAAGCTGTTACCGTCAACATCCTTAGGTATGATTGGGAACTTAGACTTACAGGTAATGAAGTTACCGCGCTCATACTTATCGCCGTCCTTGTAGCTTACCTTGATGCCAAGCTCTTCTAGCTTCTCTACCGCCGCATCTGACAGATTAGCTAGTTGCACAGTGTACTTACCCGCCATGCTGTCCTCACGCTCAAGGTTAGGGAACGCGATCGTTGCTTTGATTGTTACCGATTGGTTATCCAACATAAGTTATATCCTTAAAAGTTATCCGATTGGTCGGGCTTTGTTAGTACCCACAAACATAATAGGCTGTTTGGCTGTTAGAGTCAATGCGTCTCTGCCCATGTATCACCTATCTGATATTCGCCATCCAGAGGGCACCTCATGTCGAAAGCTCGACCGGCTTGGCGAATAGCATTGCGGAAGATGACGCCGACTCGCTCAGCGTACTCTTCCGGCACTTCCACTTGGAATTCATCGTGAACCTGAGCCACCAGTTTGTAGGGGTAGCCATATCTGACTAACTTGTCTACAGCGATGGTCAAGGCACGTTTCATTACCAAAGCCCCAGCAGATTGTAGGAGGGTGTTAAGAGCGGCATGCTCAGAGCGTACCCTTACCCGTCTGCCGTCCAGCCCCGGAAGTGAACCCGTCGAGGATATGCGCTGGACTTTTAGGATGAGAGCATTGAGTGCGGGGAGGGCCTTAAGGAACTTGCTCTTAAGTTTATTACCCTCAGAGGCACCACCACCAACAATACTCCCGATTTTGGCGTCACCAGCACCATACAAAAAGGCATAAATGAATGTCTTGGCGTCATTACGTGACGGCAGACCTGCGGCCTTCTGGTTGTAGGTGTGGATGTCGCCGTGAAGGATAAGGTCCGTGTATGAATCATCCTTCATGTAGTGAGCTAACATGCGTAGCTCTAAGCCCGACGCGTCGATGCCTACGAGTTTGTGGCCCTCAGGGACGGTAAAGCATTTCCTGTAGTCCGACTCGCTGGGTATCTGCGCCATGTTGGGCGATGAGTGGGTCATGCGGCCTGTAACAGCACCGCACGTATTGACCCGACCGTGGATTCTGCCGTCATCCTTGACAGCATCTATCCAGCTCTTGAGCATTCCGACACGCTTCTGCAATGTCATATACTCAAGTACCTTGGCGGCCTCAGGAACGTGAGCGTTGGCGGCGAGCGTCTTGTCGTTCACGACGGGCTTGCCGGTAGGAGTTAACTCACCCCACTTGGCCCCCTTCTCCGCTAAGCGCTCTGCTACTTGCTGACGGCTTCCGACATTGAACATTGTTACCTTATCCTTTAGTCGCTTGCCTGTCTTTTCTGACCAACGCTCCTCAACGATTGGCGGAAAGATGGCCTGTAGCTCATCGCTAATGGCTGTCATCCTCGCATCGTGATCGTTGAACAACCGACACGCCCGCTCAAAGTCTAGGGCGAATCCGTTGCGTTCCTGCACCGCCGTTATCTTAGCGACCTCAAGCTCCAGCTCGCGGCTGTAGTCTGAGAAGCCGTCCGCATCTAGGAGTCCGACGATGTACTCATAGATGTCATATGTTGCTCGACAGTCTGCTAGGCAGTAGTCAATCATCTCTTGCGTGAGGCCTTTGTCGAAATCTGCGGCGTCAAAATCCTCCTTGAGCCGCTGTCCTGCGCGTAATGCCCACTGCTTGAGGGAATGACCTCCGTCGATGCTTGGGTCATACAAACGTCCGAGTAGAAGCGTGTCGATGATCTCCAAGCCTCTAGGTTCCCATCCCCAGATTTCATGTAGTCGGGGGAGGTCAAACCCCACCCCGTTGTGCAGAATCAATGAACGACAACCAAGCCTCGTCAGCGTGGCATTCAGCTCTTCCGCCGAGTAGACGGCTACGCTTTCTCCGGTGTCCGCGTAGATACCCACTACCCAGATTTGTGTCCACGCGAGATCCGTTTCGATGTCTAGTACGCACTTTGTCATGTTTCAGATCCTCCTCGATCTTACTTATTTCTCGTTCGAGTACATAAGCGCCTATCTTACTCACCTCTTGTCCTCCTTCCTGTCTTTCGACTTGTTTTTGAATATCTTGTCCCAGTTATCGTTGAACTTCTTGGGGTCAGTGCGGCGCTGGCGTGAGCCTTTACCGCCCTCCCCTGTGAGGTCGCGGCCCATTAAAACTGCAAATCCAACTGTGACGCTTCATAGGATAGACCAAGAATTGCACGAGGTCTACCACTAGATCGGTCGGTGCCCACCTCGTCGATAGCGCCTAGCTCTAGAAGCTCTGTAACGCGACCTGTGACGGAGTTAATGGGCCACCCTAGGGCTTCCCCTATATCCTGCCTTGTGGCTTGTCCTAAGCGAATGATGACGTCTAGAACCTCGCGGCGTTTGCCACCAATCCCGTCGATGATGTCGTTATATGCTTTAAGTGAATTACTATGCATTAGAGCAAGCCTCCAATTATAAAGATGCCAAACAGCATGCACGCCGCTAAAGTGGCTTCAATGAATACGTCAAAGTCGTCTGGGTTTTTAAAAGGGTCGAACATTTATAAAGCCTCCTCTTCAGCTTCTATGGGCTCATAATCGGTGAGCCTTCCCGTGTCCACGTTATACAGTAAGTGCCCTGCTGGGCCTGTTATGCCGCTGAATCGGTTCTTTAACACTCGAATGTGCGTCGTGTTCCGAGCCGTCTCATCCTCTGCCTGCCCGTTCCGCTCCAGACCAATAACAAAGTCTGAGAGCTGGGCAATTGAGGCAGATCCTCGGAGCTGTGCGATAGAGGTCGCCGCCCCGTCCTCGTGCCCCTTACCTTCTGGGCGCTTGAGGTGCGACACTGCAAACAGGACGATGCCCGTGTCCTGCGTGAGTGTGCGTAGCTTGGTCATGATCTCGTCTAGGGCCTTACGCTCGTCGCCGTATTGACCACCAGATACAAGGATAGAGATGTGGTCGAGGATAATCACCTTGCAGTCAAGCGCCTTCGCCATGAAGCGCACACGCGAAACCACTTGATCGACGGTAGCGCCGGTATCGAAACTGGCGTCCATAATCATTAACTGATCGTCACCAAAGACACGGTCGAAAGAGGCCTTGTATTCCTCTGTGCCGCGCTTTACGGCTGAGGTAGGCAAGTGTACGGGCGTGCTTAGATCGACGCTCATGAAGCCCTCAGCGGTCCTCTCGACGGCCTCCTCCATGAATAGGCACCCGATTCGGCTCTTGGTGGTCTTCTTAACGTGCATGACGATCTCCCGAAGGATACTCGACTTGCCTAGGCCGGAACCGGCACAGATGGTCACCAACTCAGTTGGGCGGAAGCCGTACGTGAGGGCGTTGAGCGGATCCCAAGGGTAATAGCCAATAGCATCGGGCCGTGGTGTGTTCAGCTTCTCCCATAACTCCGAGCTAGACAGGACACCTTGAGGCGTATACTGGGAAGCAGACCAATAGAGATCCGTGAACGCTTTAGACTCGCCAGCCTTTAGGTAGTCGCATGCGTCCTTGCCGGTGCGGGGATCAAGGCGCATGACGCGGAGCTTTCCAGCAAACACGTCTGCGGCCTTGTCGATCCCCGCCTTCCCTGCGTCATCAGCGTCAAAACACAGCACGATCTCCTCGAAGCCATCCAGAAACTGGAAAGATTCCTTAAGATCCTTACCTGCCGCCGCCGCGCCGCCCTTAAGGGACACCACCGGCACCTTACCACCGAACATTTGGTTAGCCGCGACGGCATCCAGCTCGCCCTCAGTTATCACGATGCGGTTGCGCTGGTGGTTGCCATATTTCTGTTCGCCAAACAGGCCAGCACCTTTCAGCTCACCAACGATGCGAAACGATTTTGTAGCCACGTTTCGAACCTTGAAGGCACACGGCGTGTTCTCACCGTCTCGGAAATAAGGGTAGGCGTGCTCTGTAGCGCTCACCACGATGCCGTAATACGCGACGTTTCCGCTCGAGAGGTTCCGCTGTGGGATAGATGACGGCTTAGCATCACCCCAAGCACGCTGGAGCCTCTCAAGCTCTAGGTCATTGGGTTTAAACTGAACTTGATTATCTAACACTTTATGTGCCTCCGCTGGAGGATAATAATGATTACATGAGAAGCAGAAACGGTGGCTGTCGCTGTACTCCGCAACGGCGTCACTCGACCCACACTCCTCGCACGGTAGCTTGCTCCTTACTATGTGGGATTCCTCCCGATCAAAACTCATTCGACCTCCTTGCCTGAGATGTTGGGCGAATATTTGTCAATGTAGACGTCCGGCGGAAGTATCGCCGGCGTATTTAGCGCCCGTATGTATTCTCTGAAGCGACGCTCTTCATTAGTCTCTTTCGGTTTCTCTTCTTTGTCAACCATTACTTGAATACCGAACATAATTTCCTCCTAATTGTGGTAATGTGCCGCAAAACAGACCAGAGCCCTCTTGACAAGGGGTTGACAAGACCATACCTTGTTTATGGAGACCCTAAGGGATCGTTAAAACACTTCCTTTGTCTTCATGAGATGGATGACGTAAACGAGGGCTTTTAAAGCCTCTTAGGGGCACCATATCACCCCTCCGTTGGCTTAGGTGCCGTTAGTCCGTCCATCGTCGGGTAATGCGGCTTTAAAGAATTAACAGCCATATCCACCAACTCTGGAATCGGGTCATAAAGAACTTTCTCTATCTCACCGCCAGAGGCCAAAAACTCCTCCGTCAATCGGGCAATTTCTTCCGACTGTTTTATTTTAGCGGGTGTAAGCGGAGCGATCACCTCCTCGCTCCAGTCATAAAACTCATGGTTTAACACAATAATTCACCTCTTCTTCGATAGTCTCAATAAGCTCAGCGATAACCGGAAGCTCTCCGGCTAGGTAGTCGCTCTTGCTCTCTCGTAAATGCGTCTCGACCTCTAGCAGTAGGCGAACTGCCGCCGCTCCGTGGTGCTGTAAAGACAGTTTTCGCCATGCGGCATCGCAAACGCTATTGCTCTTCGTAGTCATAGGACAGGTTCTCCTCCACTCTATTTGTTTCGTCGCACAGCTTGTCATACTCATATCGCAGGGCAACGTATATGCGCTCCTGCTCCTCGTTAAGGCCGGCAGTCATGTCTAGCCTATGCAGAAGGCCGCAAGCCTCCTCCAGCGCGTCTAGCGCCTCCTCTAAGTAACGTAAACTCATCGTAAATACCTCTCACCTAAGGGCCAAACCTCGAAGTCTGCCACCCCTAGGTTTGAATAATAGTAGACCACTGGTTTTTGACCTGTGGCAATGTTGTAATCTATGGCGTAGCGTCTAGCCTCCTCAAAAAACGCGGACGACATAAGCTCATAAGCTCCCTCATCATCTGTAAATGTAACATAATAAAAAGCACTGCTCATTGTATCGCCTCCCTCGTAGCTTTCAAAGCCTCTTTTCGTGTCCAGTGTTGCGAGTTAACCAAATAATCCGCAACGCTAGAGCGGCGGCAGTGGTTAACCTCCCAAAAAAATAATAAGTTAAAGAATACCACCAATGCGGCGGCGGTTTTGTTGTTGTGACTGAGCCGATAGCACCGACCGCATAGCGTCTCTCGGCTCTCTCCGCCTGTCATCGTATTTAGAAGGATGGAGAAGGCCCGCGAGACCTCCCATAATTGATAACACATATTTAGATCATCTCCATGTCATAGTGAGGCCACGGGTCGCCCACTCGGCGGCCTTGGCGGCGTAATAAACTTGGTACGCTTCCACAGCGTCGGAGCGCTTACACTCATCTGGCATACACTGCGGGGGGTCTGTGAAGCCTAGGGCGTCGATGTTGCGGGGCGGCTGTGCCAGCGCCTCGGCCTTCTCGGCTATGGTCTTGTGAACCTTGCCGTAGCGGCGCGTGTATTCGTCTCCAAGGGCCATCATGTGGTCATAGGCCCATAGGTAGTGGTCGAGCGATAAACGCACCCACACGGCGCTGGGGTGGTTCTTATGGGTGGGCTTGTAAGCCGGTGACTCGCCGTCAAGCTCGTGATGTGCCGTCGAGAGAAGCTGAGCTGTCTCCAGTATCATCTTAACGACGTGACGGTCGCACTGCGCGTCCGCGGCTAATATCGGGTTACGGTCTAAGTAAAATATATTCATGTTGTGCCCTCTTTTAGTTGATGATGCAAAGAACGCCGAATAACGCCAGCGCTGATACAAGCGCCTCGATAATCGGGTAGTTTTTTATCAAGTTAGTAATAGCCATTTTTTTTCTCCGTGTTGTTACTAATAAGGTTGGCGACTAGGCGTCTGGTATCCACACTCGCTCTCGGTGTGAATCCTCAGCTAACCAAATCCAGTGAGGCCCCTTACCCTTGCGGGCAGTGCTAGCCGCCAAATAAGCTGGTCACCAGAGCGCCCCGTGAGGCGCTATCGAAACCCTCCTAAATGTGTGGATAATCCCAGTCCTGCGCCTCTCCGTGCCTCTCATAGGCGCAATGATCGCACAGATACTCCTCCGCTAAGTCGTCGTAAAACATATCGGCGGCGTCGTATGCCACCTCGCCGCACTCCTCACATATACCCATGTCTTACTCCTATACGTCAAGCCCCAAGCGCTCCGCTTGCTCGCACATGAGCGAGTAACACCCATGGTATGCGACGCTATGGACCCAGTCGCTGAAATTGCTCTGGAGGCCATACAGCTCGTCTCCGGCGGCATGCTCCGCGTGATCGAAAAGGTTACCGTCTCCGCGCATGGCGTCCACGATCTCGAAAGCTGTCGCAAAATAGGTTTCTACTGCCATTCGGTAGGCCGACTCGTGGAGTAACTGCCCCGCGTCTCCGCCAAACTTTTCGATCTCGTCCGCTACTTCGTTAGTGCGGCTCATACAGTCGCTATAAAATGCTGTGAAGTTCATTGTCCTATTCCTTGTTAGTTGCTTGCTTGGCGAATTTAAAAGCCGCTACGTAGTCTTTAAATATACGGCGAGTGTTTGGCAACTCCTCGCCTGTCTCCTGATCGTTCAGTATGACGGTGTAGCGGTAGCCCGACTCGGTTTCGTATTCCCGCACCTGAGCGTATAGCCCGTTTTCGTCTTTGTCTACTAATACGTTTAAAAGCTCCATACTAACTCCCCAAGTAAATAATTACGTTAAAGATGAAGGGCAAACCCCAATGGAGCATAAAGGCCGCAAATCCGGCCCCGCCTATTAGTATAACGAGAAGATCTTGAGCCTCGTGGGCCTTCAGTTGGTTTCGTTCTTTAATGGTCATCACCACGCCTCCCTAATTAGTCTTAACGCCTCTGCGCGTAACTCTGTTCGCTCTCCGCGTCGCGCTCCTTCCATTTTCCCAAGCTCTGAGGCCATGTCCCCTACGCGGGCGTCTAAGGCCGCCTCGTGGCGTTCTAGCACCTCACAGGGGCCATCCCCTAGGGTAGCCTCTAGAGACGCTCTACGGGCTACTGAGCGCGCTTTGAGCGTGGCTTTCAGTTCGTCTAACAGTTCTTTGTGAGTGGGCTTCATGCTATCGCCTCCGCTACGTTTCGTGTGCATCCGTCGGCGAGTGCCGCGTATACGTTTAATGCTCGCTGAGCGTCCCGCTTGGTGGCGTGGCGCTCAATGAAGGCCCCGTCGCGGTAGACGTCAAAAGCCCTGATGCTGATTGCTTTGCGTAAGTAGAACATCTCTTAATCCTCGTCGTCTTCTACATCGTCCCAAATCTCGGCGCATTTAGGGCATAGCTCAGCGCGGCATTTTGGGTTGTCTATCCAATCCCCTACGTGCGCGTATGAATGGCCCTCGATGTTTTTAGGTGCCCCGCAGACGGTCTCGCCTGCGTAGTATCCTGTCAATGTTATGTGTCTCATCTCAATCTCCTATGCGGGCCACACCCGCCTCTAATCTAACGCCCATACCTGAGCGGTAACCAATCTTGCGACGTCCGGCGGTGTCTGCCGTCCAGTCTTGAAGTACGCCATCTTTGAGGCAAATGACGTGACCTTTCACCGCGATTATGAACGTGCCTATTGGGTGCTCCTTAGCAAAGCGGTTAATCGTCATGCCGTTAAAGTTATTAAAGAAGCTTACCGAGCGACCGGCCTTTTCTGCGGCCTCTTGCAAAGCCAGCGTGTAGTCCGTCCACTTGGGACCGCGACGGTGTGGCCTGCCGTGCTTAGCTAGTAGGCGGTGCGCCTTGCCTGCGCTCCAGTTGAAAGCGCAAGCGATGCTCACGACAGTGCAAAAGTTTGTTTCGTTGTAGCCGCTCTGTGATCGCATAATCATTCGAACGTGTTCGTAATTTTGTGTAGGCATTGTCTGCGCCTCCTGTTTGGGTTGTTAGGCTATCCGCTGTAGCGCCCCGTGAGACGCTACGACTGATCTCCTATACTCTTAAGTGTTTGAAGCCCTCTACCTCAATTCCCAGCGCGTCTAGCGCCTCAAGGTCTTCTTTGATCCATCGATTGTAGGTGTTGCGACGCTCTCGCATTTCATCGACTTCCTTCGCAGATGCTTCAGGAATCTTATCTACCATCTCGCTGTACATTGCGTAGAAGGTCATTAACTTGCTTATTCGCTTACCGATTGTTTGCTCTGTCATGATGTTTCCCCTTTGGGTTTGGTTGCTTACTGTAAGGCCCTCTCAGAAGGCCCTATAGTAAGCCCTGAGAGCTGATCTCTGCGGCTCGGATTGTCTGCCCTTGCCGGTGAGTAGCTTCGCTCACAGAGGATTGTCTGCCCTCGTGTGTGATCTCAGCCTATACTCTCAGTGCTTGGTGTTGCTCTCAGTGTTCCGCGTGGCTTCGCTTCATCGCCTACCCGATGGGCTAGGCCGCGCTTTCCGCTGAGGTGTTGCTAGATGACCCGTCGCGCTCCGGTCCGCTAGGCTTGAGGCTGAGCATGTGATCCGGTAGGGGATCGCCGCGCCTCGCTAGTGGGTGGTTAACTAGGGGTTTGGTTAGATATTCAATGAAGGCCCTCTTCGTGGACTCCGACGCTAACCCGTCGCTTTCTTTACCGAGCCGCCCAATGTGGGGGTGACTCTGCGGGATTGTGGCTCCCCGTCGCCGTTGAAATGAATATTAGCAAACTGAGGAGCCCACGCAACCCCTAATTTCAATTTATTTTCACTTTGTGCATTATTTACATTATGGGCTGAACTCACGCGGCCCTATAAGGAGACGGGCGCGCGCGTATCTAACATGAATCAATAGCCCCGTAAAGGTAATATTACACAAAACGCGAATAAAGTTGTCCGAGTGTTACGGCATAGGGTGAGGCTAACGTCGCTTACAGGGCGTTTTAGAGGCCTTCTCGAGCGTGTTAGGGTTGGCACGGTTCGTGCTAGGCCCTAATCTGCCCCCTTACTGGTAATAGTTCACAAGGTTGTATTGATTGGCACGGCGTGTGCATGGCGTTGTAGCTGACCGCACGGCTCGCCGCTCGCTTATCCCAGCGTGTCCCGCATGGCCTAGCCCTATGGTGTGGCCCCATGGTCTAGCCTCATGGTCTAGCCTCATGGTCTAGCCTCATGGTCTAGCCTCATGGTCTAGATAGGGCCCCCTATAAAAGCCCCAGCGGCTCCCACACCGCCCCTCCCCTGTCACCTTTCTAGCTCCCCCACGGGCGCACCACCACGGTGCACCTCCACGGACAAGCAC